CATATTGATTATTGGATTGTATGTGATACAGGATCAACAGATAAAACTTGTGAAATTATTAGGAAATTTTTTGAAGAAAAAGGAATACCTGGTGAATTACATATTGATGAATGGGTAGGTTATGACCATAATAAAACATTAATGATGAAAAGGGCTAAAGATAAAGCCGATTATGTTTTACACTTAGACGCTGATGATTTATTAATTAATGATTTAGAATTTACTAAAGATGATATAGGAGGGGATGCTTATTATATAAATGTAATTCGTGGAGAATTTAAATATAAAGCTTTTATTATTTTTAATAATAGATTAACTTGGAGATTTTGTGGTGTTGCTCATACCATTATAAAATGCGAAGAAAAAGAACATTATTCTACAAAAGATATAACAAATAGAAATCATTATGTTTCATCAGAAGGAATTGGTTCAAGAGCTTTTGATCCAAATAAGTTCTTATACGATGCTGAAAAACTAAAAAAACAATTTTTTGATACTTTATTGTCTGATCCTGATAATTTAAATAGTAGGTCAGTTTTTTACACAGCTCAAAGTTACCAAGATTCTGGAATGTATGATGAGGCAATTAAATGGTATCGACTATATACAAAATTAAATAATAGCTGGATTGAAGAACTTTTTGAATCACATATGAGAATTGCTATTTGTATGATGAAACTTAACTATGGTCTAACCGAGATTGAAAGAGAAATGTCAATTGCTCTTAACTTATGTGCCGACAGGGCTGAACCAAACTTCCATATTGGAAAATATTGTAATCAAATGGGTGAATTTGAAAAAGGATATTCATATTTAAAAACAGCAAAATCTAAAAACCTTAATAGTGTAAAAGAAAAATATATTTTATTTATTCAAGAAAATATGTACGGAGATTATAACAATGATGAATTATCAGTATCTTGTTTCTGGACAAAAAGATTTGAAGAAGGTTACCAATATTTGTTAGAAATACTAAATGATTTTAGATTTGAAAGTCAAAAAGAAAGATTATTAACTAATCAAAAACATTTTCAAGACAATTTTACTTTTTAATTTATACATATGTCCATTTATATTATTACTCCATGCTCTAGGATCCAATCCCTCCATGAGATTTCTAAAACTATACCCAAAGAATGTATTTGGGTTATTGTTTATGATTCCAATTATAATGATCAAATATTACCATACGGTGATATAATTTTAAGACCAAAAAACATAAGAGGTAATTATGGGAAACCACATATAAATTATGCTTTAGATGTATTAAAACTAAAAGATTCAGACTGGTTATACGTTCTAGACGATGATAATATTATTCATCCAGATTGGTATGAAACCATATCTTCAGTTTGTAGTGATAGATATAATATTTTAAGTTGGGGACAATTATGGAATGATGGTACAATAAGACTAAAACCAACAGAGCATATGGTGTTTCGAGCAGTCGATCAAGCAAGCTACATGTGGAGATTTGGATTTAATCCAGTAGCTAGATTTGATGAAAATTATTTTGGAGATGGCAAGTTTGTTGAAAAATTAGGTCAAAAATCCCATCTAATTGATAAATATATTAGCTACTATAACTATCTCTCCCTAGAATCATTTACAGAGGAAGAAAAATTAGATTTTAGTGCTGGGACTCCAAAAAATAACAATAATTCTACTATGGATTTTAATAAAAATAATTTACTGACGGCCCAAGATGCCATGAATTTATCAAGGATAGAACAACTTGACTATTCAACTATTAACACAACTGATGTATCTCACATCAAAGAAATCTATTTAAAATCTATAAAATACAGAGGAGGAACTGCCTGTGAGGTTGGTAGCTTAGGTGGTCAAGGCACACTCTCGTTATGCTTAGCTGGACTTGATGTAACCTCATATGATAATGATGGACACAAAGGATTTAAAGATAAACGAGAAACTTTGTGTAAAGATTTTAATGTTAATTGGATTGTTCAAGAAGGACTTTATGCCTTAACTGATGATGTAAAATATGATGTTGTATTCCATGACTCATATCACTTTGAAGAGGTAATTCCTGAATTGGTAGCATTTTGGTTTTATAAAGTTAAAAATAAAGGAATGTTAATTGTTCATGATGTTGAAACTTTTAGTCATGAAAGATTTATGTTTTTAATTGGTAATCCAAGATTTGAAAGAACAAAAGATATTCATGGTAGAGAACTTGGAACATATTATAAAAATTAATGAACCCAACAAATTGTGATACTTTAATTATTGGTGCTGGAATAACAGGACTTTCATTAGCTTCTTTTTTAGATACTGATGATTATCTAATTGTTGAAAGGGATTCTGAGGTTGGGGGGTATTGCAAAACAATAATTAGAAATGGGTTTGTTTGGGACTACTCAGGACACTTCTTTCACTTTAATAATCAAGAAATTAAAGATTATGTATTAGAGAATATTGAGTGTGACGTAGTTACAGTTAACAAAAAAAGTCACATATATTATAAAAACCGATATATAGATTTTCCATTTCAAAACAACATAGACCAATTACCAACAGATGAGTTTGTTGAGTGTTTATATGACCTAAAAAACACGGGAAATGGTGAAGTTAATACATTCACAGATTTTGTTAAAAACACGTTAGGAGAGTCAATTTGTGATAAGTTTATAATACCATATAATGAAAAGTTATATGCTTGTGATTTAAATAATTTAGACTATGATGCGATGGGAAGGTTCTTTCCAAAACCAACAAATTTTAATGATTTACTTACCCAACTAAAAAACAAAAATAAGACCGAATCTTACAATGATACATTCATATACCCAACAGGTGGCAGTGTTGAATTTGTTAAATCATTACTTAAACGAGTAAATCAAGATAATATTTTATTAAATACTGAAATTATTAATATTGACCTTAAAAATAAAATAGCTCAAACAAATACCGGATACATCAAGTTTAATAAATTGGTGAATACAATGCCGTTTGATACCTTTATGAAATTGACAGGTGAGAAAATTAATAATCTTTCATCAAATAAAGTAGTTGTATTTAATTTAGGATTTAATAAGTTAACTGACATCAGTTCAAATTGGGTGTATTATCCTAATGATGAAATATTCTACAGAGTTGGATTTTATAATAATATATTTAAAACCGATAAGATGAGTTTGTATGTTGAAATTGGTATGGATAAAAATCAAGAAGTTGATGAACAAATTTTATTAAAAAAGATACTAGAAGACTTAAAAAAATCAGGTGTAATTGTTAATCAAAAATTAATAGACCATCAAATGATTATTATGAATCCAGCGTATGTTCACATCACAAAAGAATCAAAAGAAATTTATAATGACTGGTGTGAAAAAAATAATCCAAACGGTTTATTTTCTATTGGTAGATATGGTTCTTGGACATATTGTTCTATTGAGGATAATATTATACAAGCAAAAAATTTGTTAGTATAAACTTGGTTATTTAAAATAATTATATTATATTATCCATCATATTTATAATAAATAAGGTTTACATTTAATGAAGGATTTAATTTTAATCACGGCTTATTGTCCAACACCAGAAAAAAGAAAAATACTACATGATTTAGTAATTGGACTACAACCTATTAAAAAAGATTTTGATTTAATGGTTGTTAGTCATACTCCTATTTCATCTGATGTTCAAGAACATGTTAATTGGGCTATATATGATGAAGATAATGAATTATTAACAGGATGGGAATATCAAAATCAACCATGGTTCCACCCAGATAACAAATTAATTCAATCTGTCTTTTTTGGAAAAGGAAATACATACCTTCCTGTCCATAAACAATTAATTACTGGTTATTCATTAGCTAAAACGTTTGGATATGAAAAAATCCAATGTATAGAATATGATGCTTATTATCAAGATTTTACTGAATTTTATGATAACTCAAAAGCATTAGATAAATATGATGCTATTTTATATACCAAAGAAAATGGATATGGTGAAATTAATATTCAATTTGGTTTAGGACATTTTCACGCTACTAAAATTTCATCATTAGATAAAAGAGCTTTTAACTATAATCGAGAAGAAATGATGGAGGAAATACTTGATTCTAAATCTAAAACTACTGAAAAAAGAACTCAAGATATTTACACATCTAATAACAATAAAGTTTTATTTAAAGACCATTCATTATTATTAACAGGAGGAAATAAAGTTAGATTAGTTAATTTTCATGCTTTAGATCTTGAAATACAATGGGCTGTTCCATACTATAACCAATATACAGATGAAATTGATTTCGTAGCATGGAATGAAGATAGAGATTATCCTTCAAAAGTAATTGTTATTGTAAATGATAATAAATTATTTGATTTTTCATTAGGTGGTAAATTTCATTGGTCTACTAAATCTTTAGGTAAATTTAATGATATTAATACTATTACAGTAATAGTAAACAATAAACTAAAAAACCACATTGAATTAAATGATTCAAATAGGAAACTATTTAAACAAACTAACTTTATAAAATATGATTGAATTTATTGAATTTAATTCTGAAAAAACAGGAATTAAATTTTTGTCCCATTTTTCTACCCCAAAAACAGTAACTCTTCTTGTATCAGATGGTTATACTGGTCTTAATTTATGGAAAGATAAAATTACAATATCCCCAAATTTTTATTATCATTTTAATGCCCAAATTTTCTCATCAGAAAGACAATTTGAAATATTTGATGAATATGAAAATGAAAAATTATTTTCTGTTTTTTTAAAATTAAATAATTATCCTTCAATAGAAAAGATTGATAAATTAAAAATTTTAAAATCCTATAAATATAATTCATTTGAACAGGGTGCTGGATTACCTGTATTTGAAATTTTTTTAAATAAAGAATATGAAAATGAAACCGTAAAAATCCAAGAAGGGGATATAGTTTTTGATATTGGAGCTAATATAGGTATATTCAGTTTATATTCAATATGTAATTTAGCTAAAGAAATACATTGTTTTGAACCTGGAGAAAAACAGTTTAATGCCATAAAAAATAATTTGAGTAGTAAATTTAATAATTTATATGCTAATAATTTAGCTGTTACAAAAAATAAAGGAACTACAAAATTTTACTTAAATAATTCTTCTGTAACTAATAGCACTTTTGCTAAATTATCTGACAATTATATAGAAGTAGAAACTATTGATATAGAAACTTATGTTAATAATAATAATATTTTAAAAATAGATTATTTAAAAATAGATTGTGAAGGGGGAGAATATGAAATAATAGAATTCATAAGTGAAAATTTTTTAAAAGAAAAAATAAATAAAATATGTTTAGAAGTTCATATTTTTAAAAATGAAGATAATTTAAAATTAGAAAAATTGATAAATAAATTACATAAATGTGGTTTTATAGTAGATAAAAAAGGAAACATGCTTTATTGTAAAAATATAATTTTCTAAAATATAAAACATACGTGATAATATTTAAAGAATTTATAGATAATAAAAAAGGAATCCAATTCGAATCCTTAGAACCCCTAAATATTATTATTAAAATAATAGATGGGTATACAGGGCTTTGTTCATATCAAGAAAAAATGTATGTTAAACCTAATATCATTTATTATTTTTCCCACCCAGTAGAAATATATCATAGAAGATTTGAAATATGGGATGATGAGTTAAAAACAATGTATTTAAAAATAGATTCTACATTAAATGAATCTATAAATTTAAAATATTTAGATAAATATAATGTATTAAAAGATTATAAATACAACAACCCCCAAGATAAAGACCCTGCTCTTTCATTATATGAAATATTTATCACTAAAATATATGATAAATTTTTTGAAGTAAACAAAGGAGATGTTGTTGTTGATATTGGAGGGAATTTAGGATTATTTTCATACTATTCATTATGTAAAGGAGCTAAACAAGTTTATTGTTTTGAACCCTCACCTCAATCTTATAATTGTATAAATGAAAATTTTAATTTCCTTAATTTAATAGTTGAACAATCAGCTGTAGGGGCTAAAGATGGTGAAGTAACTTTTAATATTAATCCTGAAAGTTCTATTAATTCTTCTATGTTTGCTAGTGATGAAAATAGTCAAACAATTACCTGTAAGTCTATTAATCTTAACAATTATATAAAAAATAATAATATAGAAAAAATTGACTATCTTAAAATAGATTGTGAGGGAGCAGAGTATGAAATTATTGAAAGTTTAGACGAACATTACCTAACTAATAATATTAATAAAATATGTTTAGAGTATCATTTAAATAAAAACGGCGAAATCCATACTATTTTAAATAAATTAAAAAAATGTGGTTTTAATGTTAATTTTGAATATGGAGACTATCAGATTAATGATGAATTAGGAATAATATATGCTCATAAATAAAATGAAAAAAATTGCTCTAATAACTAGTTTTTGTAATACTGAAGAAAAACTTAAAGTGTTACATGATAATGTAAAAACAATAAAAGATTTAGGGTTAGATGTGATGGTATTTTCGCATTTTCAACTTCCAAAAAATATTAATAATCTTATAGATTATACTATAATTTCAAAGGAAAATCCTATAATTACTTGGCCCGAAAAAACTATCAATCATTGGATTTCAATCCCACACAAAACCTTTAGGTATGATATGGCTACAAGTTTAGTTGATTATGGTTATGCTGTTTTAAATCAAATAAAACGAATGGCTTCTTTAGCGTTATCTATGGATTATGATTCTTTTTTTATTATAGATTATGATCTTAATATTACAAACTATGTAAAAAGTGTTTTATTAGATAATAAAAAAAATAGTTTTTTTCCTGCTAAAAATGTAAATGGTGAGACATGGCTAATAGGATTACGTTTAATCTCTTTAGATAGAGAACATTTAACTAGGTTTAAAAATTTAATTACTAAAGAAAGTTATTTATTTAATAGTACAGATGTTGCTGAATCCTGGCTTCATAAAGCTATAAATTTTATCCCAGGAATTATTGAAGGTGAGCCTTTAGAAGATTTAATTTATAATTATAGTAATGTAGATTTTTTTGATCAATCTATAATAAAAGGGTTAAAATTATTTATACACAAAATCCCTAATAATGAACTTAAATTAATTTTTTATGATTTTGAAGAAATAAAAAATTTTATAATAAAAACAGAAGATTTTGAATATGAATATAATGTTGAAAAATGGGAGGAAATAAATTTACCTTATAAAGAATATACTTCTTTTATTGTATTTTATGAAGAAAAAGAATATGATTTTACTGATATAATTTCTAAAATTATCTTTAATACATTTATAAAACAATAATATGATTAAACCAAAGTTATACATTCATGGTTCTTATATAGGAACTACAGGTTATAATAATCATACTAGAGATTTTTTTAGAAAATTATCTAATCACATCCAACTTAAAATCAGAAATTTTACTGTTGGTAGTTCATGGAACGGAAATAATGAAACACCTCATGATGGAGAAAAATATTTAACCGATTTAGATAAATCTCTTTTATATAAGCAACGATTATGGACTAGTGGGGAACAAATGGATGATTTTACTATTTATCCATCACAAGAAAAAGAATTTAATCACGATATTGATTTAATTTTAAATGAAACTAACCATTATCTTTTTTATCAAAAGTATACAAAACCAAAAATTGCTTATAATGTTTGGGAATCAACACTCCAACCTAAAGATTTCTTTAATAAATTAAAAGAATTTGATGAATTATGGGTTCCTTCTAAATGGCAAAAAGAATGTTCTATTAAACAGGGTTATCCTGAAGATAAAATTAAAGTAGTTCCTGAAGGAGTAGATGTTGATACATTTTATCCTGAACAAGTTGATTTATTAGAGGAATATAAAGATGGTAGATTTAAGTTTTTATTAATGGGTAGATGGGACTATAGAAAATCCACAAAAGAAATAATCCAAACATTTTTAAAAACATTTTCAGATGATGAACCTGTAGATTTAGTAGTTTCTGTTGATAATATGTGGGGCGAACAGATGGATGGTTTTAAATCAACAGAAGAAAGATTAGCTAGTTATGGTCTAGTACACCCAAGAGTTAAAATTATTCACTTCCCTTCAAGAGAAGATTATATTAAATACCTTAAAACAGGTCACGTATTTGTTTCTTGTGCTCGTTCCGAAGGTTGGAATTTACCTTTAATTGAGGCAATGGCTTGTGGAACTCCATCTATTTATTCTAATTGTTCTGCCCAATTAGAATTTGCTGAAGGTAAAGGATTTCCTATTAATATTATAGGGGAAAAAATAGCAGATGCTAATGACTATGGTAGATACAAAATGAGTGATCTTCCAGGTAATTATTATGAACCTGATTTTAATCATTTATCTCAAGTAATGAAATATGTTTATGAAAATTATGAATTATGTAAACAAAAATCAATAACAGAATCTAATGATTTACGAGATAAATTTAATTGGGAAAGAATAGGTGAAATTGGTTATAAAACTATAATGGAATTTTACGATAAAATAAATTCAAAAGAATATAAAAGTCAAATCCCCCAAAATGAAATTAAAGTAAGTTATTTAGAGGGACCTAAAGTAGAAATCGTTGGATTTAAAGATGAAGAATACTTAGTAGAATTTTTAAATGAAAAAGATGAAGTAGTTTATAGTGATACCATCACTACTAATATGTGGACTTCGTGTTTAAGAAAGTATTATACTAAATGGAAAATTAGAATTAATGGAGTTATTGTTAATGAATTTGATTTAAATAATAAACGAGTTTTAATATCTATGGAATCTAAATCTATAGGTGATACTATTGCTTGGGCTCCTTACGTAGTTGAGTTTGCTAAAAAACATAATTGTAAAGTATTCTTTAGTAGTTTTCATAACTCATTTTTTGAAGGACTAGAACAATACAAAGATATAAACTTTATAAACCCAGGACAAGATGTTGACTGCTATACTATTTACAGATTAGGATGGTTTAGAGGGGAAGATAATAAATGGGATAAATTTGAAATGTATCCTAATGTTATTAATTTAATTCCACTACAACAAACCACAACTGATATATTAGGTTTAGAATATAAGGAATTAAATCACGGATTAAATTTTACCCCTAAACACAATCCAGAAACTAAAAAATATGTAATTTTAGCTCCAAATGCTACCGCCGGATGTAAAGAATGGACGTATGATAATTGGGTATCGTTGTCTATGATAATTAAAGATTTAGGATACGATATAATCCTGTTAACTCAAAACCCATATTATATAGACGGGGTAAAAAACATATGGGGAGAAACTTGGGATATAGTAATGAATTACTTACATTATGCTGAGGCATTTATAGGACTAGGTTCCGGCCTATCTTGGTTAAACTGGGCATTAGGAAAACATACTTATATGATTAATGGGTTTTCTAAAAAAGGGCATGAATTTACATCTAATGTAACAAGAATATTTAATGATAATGTTTGTATATTTTGTTGGAATGATGAAGTATTTACTTTTGATGCTGGGGATTGGGATTGGTGTCCTGTATACCAAGGAACTTCAAAGCAACATATTTGTCAAAAGTCAATTACACCAATACAAGTATTTAATAAATTAAAGTTGTGAGAAAAGTATTAGTTTTTATAGAATCGTTTTCAATAGGAGATACAGTAGCGGCTGTTCCTTATGTTAATAAATTTCAAGAAGTAAACTCAACAGATGATGTTTTTATTAGTATAAATGATTGGTTAATACCTTATTTTTCTGCTGTTTACCCTAATTTAAAATTTATAGGTAAAAATACAGGTTATGTTTTTGATAAAATTATTAACTTAATATATGATTATAATAAACCCCTCCAACAGGGTTATGCTGAACAATTAGGTTTTATTAATGCTCCTTATATTAGACCTAATATTTTAATTCCTAATATGGAACGTTCTATAAAAAACAAATATGTTACTATAGGTGTTCATTCTACAATCCAAATGAAATATTGGAATCACCCAAAAGGTAAAAAGGTTCAACCTGAAGCCCCTTATTGGAATGAATTATGTGGGATGCTTCGTAAAGAAGGTTATACGCCAGTAGTTGTAGAACAAGATGAACTATTTGGAGCTAATACTTTAAAAAATGGTTTACCAAATAAAGCTAATAAAAAATTCGGACAATCATTTTTAGAATCAATGAATTTAATTTACCATTCAGAACTATACATAGGATTATCCTCAGGTATGTCTTGGGTTGCTCATGCTATGGGTAAACCAGTAGCTATGATAGCTAATTTTACTGAAGATTGGAATGAATTTGATTTATCAACACCTGATTATATTAGAATAACAAATAAAAATGTATGTCATGGATGTTGGAATTTAATTAATAAAGAATTTGAATTTGATCCTCATGGGGATTGGTATTGGTGTCCAAAACATCAAAATACTAATAGACAATTTGAGTGTCATACATCAATAACACCAGAACATGTATTTAATGAAATAAAAAAATGGATATAAACAATTTTGATTGGGGTTGGATGGAAAATCCCGAAGTAACAGATTTAAAACCTCTTTTAATTAAGGAAGTTTTTGAAGATAGAATTTATGAAAAATTCTTTACTATTGATGAAGGTGATATTGTATTAGATATTGGTTCTTCTGTAGGACCTTTTGCTTATTCTATACTTGACAAAAAACCAAAACATATTTATTGTTTAGAACCAAGTTCCATAGAATTTTTAACATTAAATAAAAATTTAAGAGGGTTTCCTGTAACACCAATAAAAAAAGGAATTGGTGAACATAATAATGGATTTTATTCTGATATGGTTTATGGAGAACTTGGTAATGAAAAAACTTTTATCGAAAGTATAAATTTTACTACTTTATTAAAAGATTATAGTTTAGATAAAATTGATTTTTTTAAAATTGATTGCGAGGGAGGTGAATATCATGTTTTTACTCCTGAACATTTAGAATTTTTAAAAACAATTTCTAAAATAACTGGTGAGTGGCATTTACAAACAGAAGAAGAAAAATCATTATTTAGAAATTTTAGAGATAATATTTTACCTAATTTTAATAATTATGAAGTTTATTCGGTAGATAATATTGATATAAAATGGGATTTATGGAATGAACATTTTATAGAATATTATAGGCAAGTTATTATTTATATAGATAATCGTTAAAATTTTAAAACCCACAATATTTATCAATAAACATGCCATTACAAACTTTATCAAACACAAATATTACAAACGGTAATGTTATTCAAGCAGCAGATGTATCTCAATCTATTGATGCTTTTACCGGAGTTGTAGGATACGCTATCACTGTTTCTGGTTCATTTACATTTTCAGGAGCAACTACAGGTAGTGGATATTTTGCTAACGCTGTAAGTAGTTCTCGTTCTATAAGTAGTTCATATTCCATAAGTTCATCAGTAGCCATAAGTAGTTCATATGCTGCTTCCTCGTTAAGTAGTTCATATGCTTCTTCATCTTTAAGTAGTTCATATGCTACTAGTGCTTCATATGCTATAAGCAGTTCATATTCTATAAGTTCATCAGTAGCCATAAGTAGTTCATATGCTACTAGTGCTTCATATGCTATAAGTAGTTCATATGCTGTAAGCAGTTCATATTCCATAAGTTCATCAGTAGCCATAAGTAGTTCATATGCTGCTTCCTCGTTAAGTAGTTCATATGCTTCTTCATCTTTAAGTAGTTCATATGCTACTAGTGCTTCATTAGCCATATCAGCAGACCAACTAGTAAATCAATATTATGATAATGGATCCGCTGTATTACCCGCAAATTTTAAATTTGTAGCAGGCAAAACAATAATGACATCAGGAGCCGCTACAAGTAGTGTGTTTCCTGTTTTATTAGGTAAAGTATTAGGTGATACTGTATGGATTAATGCCTCATACCCTGAAGCCTTCTCAACCACTCCTGGTCAATCTCTTCTTAAAGTTAATGTATCAAGCAGTGGCCAAGTATTAATTAGTGGAGCTCTTTCAGACTCAGGAACAGTTATATTTACAGGAACATATATTTAAAAAATAATAAATGGAAAATAAAGTTTTAACCCCCGAAGAGTTACAAAAATTAAAAAACACTCAAACTAACAGAAATGCTTTAATGAGAGATTTTGGTTTTATTGAATATCAAATTCAAGAATTAGAATTACAAAAAGAAGGCCTTATTGAGGCATTATCAAAAATAAAAAATGATGAAACTCAAATAGCTAAAGAATTACAAGAAAAATATGGTGAAGGAGCTGTTAACATAGATAAGGGAGAATTCATACCCTCTAATTAATTTTTAACTCCTCTTGTCATATTTATCACAGAATAAAATCAATATAATTTTAGAAACATGGCAGAAACATTAATATCTCCTGGCGTACTAGCAAGAGAAAACGACCAATCCTTTATCACGCAGCAACCTATTACAGTAGGTGCTGCTATTATTGGCCCTACAGTTAAAGGTCCTGTAGAAGTCCCCACTGTTGTTACATCATATAGTGAATATGAAAATAAATTCGGTACTGGATTTTTAAGTGGTAGTCAAGTTTATACTTATTTCACCTCAATCGCGGCTTATAATTATTTTGCAAACGGTGGTGAAACTTTATTAGTATCTAGAGTAACTACAGGTTCATTTACAGAAGCGACTACAGTAACTGGTTTGACTGGTTCTAATGGTGTTGTAAATGCAACTCCTTTAACAACAGCTTCAACTACTCTTGGTATAACTCCATTCTCAGCAAGTTTTGTTGCTGTTGGTTCAAGCTCATTTAATGTAAATAATACTATTATTAATCTTACAGGAAGTGCTCAAGCAAATACTATTGGACAAATTAATATTAATGCTTCTACCTTTACAACCCCAACAACCTTTGCTTCAGGAATAGTAACTATTTTAAATGCTAGTTCTTCCGCAACTGCTTATACTTCATCTTTACAATACATAACAGCCTCTAGTAATATTGCTAATTTAACTTTATCTTCTACTTCAAATGTTAGTGGAATAATTGGAAATACTTTCTTTACAATTTCAGGTAGTACTACAACTAATTTTAGTGGTGGTAAAAATACAGCAGCTTTAGTATTAGCAACTTTATCTGAAGGTGCTTTAATGAACGATACAGGTAGTGAAGATATTAGTGGTTCATTAGCATCAGGTTCTTCTGATAATATCAGATGGCAGGTTGCTAATAGTGATACTTCACAAGGTACTTTCTCATTAATTATCCGTCAAGGTAATGATAATATAGATAATCCTATTGTATTAGAAACTTGGACTAACTTATCAATGGATCCAACAGCTCCTAATTTTGTTACTAAAGTATTAGGTGATCAAAAGAAAAATTATAATTCAACAACAATCCAAATTGAAGTATCAGGATCTGTTCCTAACTTCTCAAGATACGTAAGAGTTAAATCAGTAGCTACTCCTACACCAAATTATTTCGATAATACGGGTAATGCAAAAACTCAATTTACAGCTTCAATTCCCGTAAATAGCAGTGGTTCATTTGCTAACGCAGTTGGAGATTTATATGCTGCTAGTTATGCTGGTGGATCCGGAGCTGCTTATTATGGAGATATTACTACTGTAAGCAATATTCAAGGTTTAAATACAGGTAGTTATGATAATATGATTAATTTATTATCAAACCAAGATGATTATAAATTTAACGTTTTAATTACTCCAGGTATATTTAACTCACTCCACCCAACACAAACTACAAATATTATTAATAATACTCAAAACAGAGGTGATAATATTTATGTACTTGATTTAGTACCTTATACAGAACAAAATATTTCTTCAGTAGCTGCTCAAGCAAATGCAAGAAATACTTCATATGCTGCTTCATACTGGCCTTGGGTTCAAACAATAGAACCTAATACTGGAGCATTAGTATGGGTACCTGCTTCAACATTAGTAGCTGGTGTTTACGCTTATAACGATAGCGTTTCAGAACCTTGGTTTGCACCTGCAGGTATTAATAGAGGTGGTTTATCAACAGTAGTAAGAGCTGCTCAAAAATTATCACAAACACAAAGGGATAACTTATACATCAATAAAATAAATCCAATCGCTACTTTCCCAGGTACTGGGGTTGTAGTATACGGACAGAAAACATTACAAACTAAAGCAAGTGCTTTAGATCGTGTAAATGTTCGTCGTTTATTAATTGCAGTTAAGTCATACATTTCTCAAATTGCAAATAACTTAGTATTTGAACAAAATACTATAGCAACAAGAAATGCTTTCTTATCTCAAGTTAACCCATATTTAACATCAGTTCAACAACGACAAGGTTTATATGCTTTTAAAGTAATTATGGACTCTAGCAACAACACACCTGATGTAATCGATAGGAACCAATTAGTAGGTCAAATTTATCTTCAACCAACTAAAACTGCTGAATTCATTTACTTGAACTTCAATATTTTACCAACTGGAGCAACTTTCCCTGCATAATTTTTTAAAAACTAAATATTTATAACAAAAGAAATAATATAAAAACATGGCAATTTTAGATCCAAACGAAATATTTTTTACCGCCTTTGAACCTAAAGTACAGAATAGATTTATTCTTTACGTAGACGGAATCCCTTCATACTTGATCAAAGGGGTAAGTGGAATAGAATTAACTCAAGAAGAAATTGTATTAAACCACATCAACGTTTACCGTAAAGTAAAAGGTAAATCTAAGTGGGGAGATATTACAATGACTTTATTTGATCCAATTACACCTTCAGGAGCTCAAGCAACAATGGAATGGGTTCGTTTACACCACGAATCAGTAACTGGTCGTGATGGTTATAGCGATTTCTACAAGAAAGACTTAACAATTGATATTTTAGGTCCAGTAGGTGACATCGTTTCAGAATGGGTAATTAAAGGTGCATTTATTAAAACAGCTAATTTCGGTGAATATAACTGGGATACAGACGCTGCAGCACAAAACCTTACAATTACAGTAGGAATGGATTACTGCGTATTGAATTTCTAATTAAAAATAAAATTAAAAAGAGCTCGCAATTTTTGCGAGCTTTTTTGTTTTTCATATATTTATATACGACAATAAAGTTATAACAAAACAGATTATGGAAGAAAATAAATTTAAATTCCCGACAGAAACCGTGGAATTGCCCTCAAAAGGACTAGTTTACCCTTCTTCATCCCCCTTATCTAAAGGATCAGTGGAAATGAAGTACATGACAGCTAAAGAAGAAGACATTTTAACAAACCAAGCATACATTAAAAAAGGTGTTGTGTTTGACAAATTATTAAAATCCCTTATCATTACTGATGGGGTAAATTTAGATGATTTAATTGTTGGTGATAAAAATGCCCTTTTAGTTGCTGCTCGTGTTTTAGGTTATGGTGGAGACTATAAATTTTCATTGTATGGAACAGAATATGAGGTTGATTTAACTACCCTTGAAAATAAATTTTTCGGAAACGAAGATTTTGAAAAGGGGAAAAATGAATTTAAATTTACTTTACCACATTCTAAAGTTGAAATTACTTTCAAGCTTCTGGATGGTAAAGTAGAAAAATCAGTTGACGCTGAATTAGAAGGATTAAAGAAAATAAATAAAGATTTATCCCCAGAATTAAGTACAAGATTAAAACATTTAATTTTATCAGTTGGTGGTAACTATGAACAAAAAGATGTTCGTGAGTTCGTAGATAATTATCTATTAGCAAAAGACTCTAGAGCGTTGCGAGATTATATTAAATCATTCCAACCCGACGTAAATATGACTATAAACCACGTGGATGCAGACGGCTTCGAGGAGGAAGTCACCATCCCCGTTACTCTTAACTTTTTTTGGCCTGAATCTTAATTCAATAGCTGAAGAAAGAATGGCTCTTTTTGCTCAATTACATGATATATGTTTTTGGGGTCAAGGAGGTTATGATTTTGAAACTGTTTACAATTTACCTTTATGGTTAAAAAATTTTATCTTTAGCCAAATGCGAAAACATTATGACAAGACAAATAATAACGATCAAGATGAAGTAATACAAAAATCAATAGCTAATTTAAGAGCCGGAGCTATGCCTAAAGTAGCACCAAACCAAAAAGTATTATATAAAACAGAGGCATCAACAAAATGATGCCTCTTAATATTTATAACATATAATACCCTGTAATGACCGATAGTAAAGAACAGTTAGCGGATTTAAAAAAGCAAATTCAATCTCTTAACAATGAAATAGGAAGATTAGGGGGAGATGCTTATAAAAATTTAGATAAAATATTTGAGGGTTTCAATGGAGATATAAAAAATGCTAAAACTTTTGTAAAACAATTAAAAGGTGAAGTAAGTAGTTTAAAAGATGTATTTGGTACTTTATCTACTACTTTAAAAAATGTATTAGCTGATTTAAAAGGAACAGTAGATCCAGCAAAACAAATAAATCGTTCTTTTGATAAATTAGAAAGCATTACAGGAAAATTAAGTCAGCATTCTAAAGATGAAGAAGTTTTATCCGTAAAACAGTTAAAAGTAACTCAAAAACAAGTTCAAGCCGAAATGGAAAGCTTGAGAATTAGAAGAGATGAACTTAAAATACTTAAAGACCAAGGTAAAGCAACAGCCGAACAAATCTCAACCTATGATGAAGTAAATAGTGCTTTAATAGATAAAAAATCTTATTTAGCTCAAATTTCCGAAGAAACAGAGAAAACTTTACAAACCGAAAAAAATATCCAAAAAACTTTAGGTCTTACTGGACAACTTTTTAAAGGCATTCAGGGTACTTTAGCTAAAATAGGAATTGAAGGTGAACACTTTGAGGATATGAATAAAAACCTTAGAGAAGCAGCTAAATCAGGTTCTGGGTTAAAAGTTATTGGAGCTGGTTTTAAAGAAATATTTAAAGGAATTGGATCAGCCTTAAAAGATCCATTAGTACAAGGAGCTATATTAGTAGGAGCAGCTTCTAAGTTATATCATTTATTTTCTGAATTTAATAAAGAATCAGTTGAACTAGCTAGAAATTTTGGATTAACAACAAAAGAAGGGGCTCACCTTCAACATCATTTTGAAGAAATAGCATCCTCTAGTACTAGTTTAACTGCAACTGTTCCTAATTTAACAGAAGCTTTTACAAATTTAAATGGTTTAACTGGAACATTTGCTAATCTCTCAGAAGAAACATTAACTACTTATACGGATTTAACAAAAGCAGTAGGTATTAGTGCTGAAACTGCTGGTATTTTTTATAAATTATCTTTAACAACAGGAAAATCTTTTAAAGGTACAACTGAAGAAATACAAGGTCAAGTTAAATACCAAAAAGAACAACTTCATACTTCCTTAAGTGAAAAAACAATTATGGAAGGGATTGCTAAAACCACCTCGGCTCAAAGATTATCACTAAGAGGAGGAACAGAAGCCCTTATACAATCAGTTATACAAGCTAAAAAATTAGGTTTAGAAATGAGCCAGCTAGACTCCATTTCTGATAGTATATTAAATATAGAATCATCTATTGCCGCCGAACAATCAGCTGAGTTGATGACCGGTAGGGAATTAAACGTAGAGGCTGCTCGTTATTATGCTAATACAAATCAAACCCAAAAATTAGCAGAAGTATTATCTAAAGATATAGGAACAGCATCTGAATTCCTTAGTAAAAGTAGAATTGAAGCTGAAACATTAGCTGCAGCTTATGGTATGTCTCGTGATGCCCTTGGAGAAATGCTGGAGAGCAAAGAAATGCAAGCCAAACTTGACAGCCAGATGCATCAATTAGGTGCAGAAAATGAAAACGAATTAGCTAAAAAATTCGCTGATAGAAAACTTTCATTAGAAGAAATTCGAAAAATAGGTGGTGATGAATTAGCAGATAAAGCATTAAATATTTCATTTCAGGAAAAACTTAATAATTTGATGGAGAAATTTAAAACAGCATTTGTTGTTGAATTGTCTCCTTATTTTGAAAAATTTGCTGATAGATTTGATAATTTTATTAAAGGTGGAGGATTAACGAGTTTTATAGATGGTGTTAAAACCTTAGCTCATGGATTAGGAAAAGCTATAGATCTTTTAACAAGTCCAGTAGTTTTAAAAATTTTAGGAGGACTTGTTGGATTAAAAGCATTACGTTCTATATCTAACTTAGCACTTGGAACACATGGTTCTTCTATTTTCAAACCTACATATACCTCAGAAGTAGGACCTGGTGGTGCTGGAAATAATCCTTTAAGTAAAATTTCTTCAAAATTAAGTCAATTTGCTCCTGGAGGTTTTAAAGAATTTACTAAAAGTGGTGCTTATACTTTAGGTGGTGAAGCATTTGGTAAAAATAATAACTTACTTAGTGGTGCTGCTAAAGACGCAGTATTTAATGCTTCTAGAACTGCTGGTCCTGCTAGTATGGGTACTAAGGCATTAAGAACTTTTGGTAAATTTGGAGCATCTAGTTTAGGTAAATTTGCTGGAGGTCCTGGAGGAATGATAGCAGGAATGTTAATAGATCCATTAACAGGTATGATCTCAGATAAACTAAAAGGACCTAATGGAGAGGCTACTGGTGCTTCAGATACTACAGATGTTGTAGGTGGTACTGCAAGTGCTGCACTTACAGGTGCGGCTATTGGTAGTATGATTTTTCCTGTAGTAGGAACAGCCGTTGGAGGTATTGTAGGAGGTGCTTATGGATTAATAAGTGGATTAAATGATATAAGTGATAGAAAAGACGCAGAAGCAAAGGGTAAAAGAGCATTATCAGCTGCTCTTAAGAATAATAGCGAAGCCTCTAGAGCTCAAGCAACATCTTCTTTAGTTTCTAAATACCAAAGTTTTGGAGAAACATCAGGAGCTGGAACTGAAGGAGTTGATAAAACAAACTCATTATTAGAAAGTATGTTAAATGTGTTAAGTATCCCTAAACCAATTGAAATAAATGGTAATCAAGTGGGAGTAGCTGTAGGATATGATAACTATGCAATGCAATAATTTAATTTAATAATATTTATAATAAAATACTATGGCACTTTTAGATATATTAAAAAACCAAGGATCCGTATTATCTAATACAGATGGTAAAAATCCTCAACCGTATGATGGAGCATCTAATTACAGACAAGATTTAACTCTATCTCAATTAGATTTAGATGGTAAAAATCCAAAAAAATATGATCAAACAACTTCTGATTTACAATCAAAAGTAGGTTCTTCATTATATGATTTACCATTTAAGAATCCCCAACCATATAGTGGGGCTTCTAATTTTAAACAAGATTTAGCAAAATCACAATTAGATTTAGATGGTAAAACCCCAAACAAATATTTAGATAATTTACCTAAATAAAAAATGAGTTTAATAAAACTCTTAGCAGATATAAATTCCTTTTATAAGGATTACCCTTATGCTAATAAGTATAAGGCAAGTGGTCAAAACCCTGGCCCTGACGTATCCTTTTTACCGTATGCCGTTAATACTGGATTTTTACAAAAAAGTTTAAATTTTGGAAGAGCCCCACAATATGATAGACCTGGAGGTGGTATTAGTGATCAACCTTATTTTAAGGTAGATACTAAAAAAGCTTTTGATTTACCTATGGAAGACATAGGTCAAACCGGAGGTCCTGATTTTTATATAAGAGGTGGATTTTTATTAACTAAATCTATTGAAGAAGATGAAATCAGACTAACTAATTTTTTTAAATCTAGTAAGGGAGTATTATGGACAGTACAACAAAATATATTAGCTAAATCTTCTCCAGTATATCTACCCAATAATATTATTCCAAGGAACATTTACACACCGATATCTACCTTAGCTCAGGCTGCTGGTAATCCTTTTGGTTTACATGTTAATAAAATGGGTTTAAATCCATTTGCTTCTCAAGGATTAGTAAATGAAAATTCTTATTTAAATTTAACTGAGAATGAATACAATACTGATTCTACCAATAGATTAACTATATTATATAATACTAAAATAGGAAAATTCATTTATGATAACGACCAACAAATTGTTGATGTTAAAATAGCTAAACAATTTGGTATAAAAAATGATAATTTAGTTATTATAAATAGTACTTTAGGATTATACAATAGAAAAAGAGTTACAAATACAACCAACGAAACAATTGATTTTTATGGAACCAATTTTAGTACTTTTACATCTAAATTTTTAGGATCTGTTGGTAATTTTACTACTGATAATGCACTAGCTCAAGCTACAGAATATCAATTTATTGGAGCTAACTCAAACACAGGTTATGGTTTAGGAACAGGCGATACTCCAATTGGTTTAGATGATTTTAGACAATATGTTCCTCAAAGTACTGCTTTTAATAGTTTTTTAGCTAAAAGTAATTATAAAGTTTATAACTTAAATGAAACTTTTGGAATATCAGATAATGGTACTAGAGCAAAAAATGTAACAAACCAAAACACCGGATCCGCTTCACCTACAACAGTTGATAAAATAAATGCTACTTCAATATATAAAAGTGGTCAAGTTACACAATCAATCGCTGATTCTGATTTAATTCCATTTTATTTTCAAGTAGTAGACAATAACGATCCTTCTAAATATGAATTTATTCACTTTAGAGCTTATATTGAAACCTTTGGAGATAATTTTCAATCAAACTGGAATTCATTCTCATACTCAGGAAGAGGAGAAAATTTCTATATTTTTAATAATTTTACAAGAAACGTAAGTTTAACTTTTAAAGTAGCAGTTGAAAGTCAACCAGAATTAAAACCATTATATAGTAAATTAAACTACTTAGCATCATTAGCCGCACCAGATTATTCAACAGCCGGGTATATGCGAGGAAACTTTTTTAAATTAACTGTAGGAGATTATTTATCTGCTGTTCCTGGTTTTATGACTAATTTAACTTATACTATAGACGCTAATTCCCCTTGGAATATAGGAAGATATAATGATCCTACTAAGGACAATTATGGTGAACGAGATTTAGAATCTTCTATTGTACCTATGGTTATAGAAGTTCAACTTTCATTTGTTCCTGTTCATAATTTCTTACCTAGAAAATCAAACAACTTTATTACCTCAGTAGAAGCCAATGGAACTAAAACTACAGATGGCAAAGTTACTAGTCCATTTATTAGTTTAGGTCAATATAACGAAGGATATAATACTAAAATATAACAATGAATAGATATACAACTGTTTTAGCCGAACTTACTACAGAACAAACTCCTGTAGCATTTTATAAAAATCCTTTTTATCAAAGTATTCCTAATAATACTAATGATATATACATTATTACTTCTATAGAAGATAGATTAGATTTATTATCAAATAAATTTTATAATTCAACTCAATATTATTGGGTTATAGCAATTGCTAATCCTAACAAAATTAATCCATCATCTTTATTTATAACCCCAGGTACACAGATAAGAATACCTGCTAATCTTGATGGTATTTTATCAAATTTTATAGCAAATAATAGTTAATATAAGTTATGGCTGAAATCAATGCATTTTCATATCCTTCATTTGATCAAAGTGTAGTAGAACAAATAGGTTTACGACAAATTTACTTAGGAAATAATCCTATTATAAATAATAATCCTTTTACTCAACAATGGAAATTTAATAATTCTTCATGGATGCGTTTAGCATCTTCTGTTAATTTAGACATTTCATCAGATATAAGCGGAAGCTCAGGATCTTCAGGTTCAAGTGGAACATCAGGTTCAAAGGGAAAAACACCCGGAAAGGTAGAAAAATTATTACAAAATATCTTCCCTAATGCTACTAATATACGAGAATATGCTGGGGATAAACTAGCTAAAAGTTTTATTTTATATGGTGGTGTATCTGAATTAAAGAATGAAACAATAAACCAACAAGAAACCCTAGTATCTAATTTACGATCTCTTAACAATACAGATTATTTTATAAATACTAATTCTAGTGGAAATTTAATAAATAATTTTACTTATGGTTTTGGAGGACTAAGTCAAGGTATTAGACCTATGCCTGGTATAAAATCAATTAATATAACATATCTTAATAGGGGTACTAATGCTAGAGCTGAAATAGAAATAATAGCATTTACTAGAGAACAATTAGCTATAATTGAAACTCTTTACCTTCATCCAGGATATAATATTTTAGTAGAATGGGGACATGCTTTATATATTGATAATGCAACAGGTGCTATTGTTCAACAAGACTATAATAATACAAATGCTTTAACTAAACTTTTTTCAGGAAAACAATTTGATGTAGGAACTATGGCTAGAATAATTAATAATGATTCTTTAGCTCGTTCTGGAAATTATGAGGGCATGTTTGGTCCTATATCTAATTTTAATTATAAATTTAATCCAGATGGCACTTATACTATAACAGTATACATGCAGTCTGTAGGTTTATTATCTGAATCTTTAAAACTTAATACTTCATCGGCTAATGCTAAATATCAACCAAATGTATCTGCTACATTATCTGAATTATTAGATCGGAAAGAAAAAGAAGAAGCAGAATTAGCTAAACTAACAGCAGCGAGAGCAATAGCTAAGGATGTTGTGGTGTATGCAGGTTCTCGTCAGGCAATTTTCGATGAAAATCATGCCCAAAGAGATAACACTTCTCAACTAGTAAATCAAAGTAAAAACAAGCCACCACAAACTGTTCAAGCTACTAGGCAAGAAAGTTCCACAGCAGCTGCTGAAAAAGTATTAGCTGAAACCCAAGCCGAATATGATAAATTAAAAAATGCCGAACCTGCTCCTGATAATGTAGTATCGTCTTTAAAATTTGCTAATATCTTAAATTATTGGTTAGATAGTCAAAGACAAACAATGGATAACTATCAAAAAGATAATCCTCCAATTTCAATACTCTACGATTTATTAAATGCTAAAAACGGTTTATATAGAAAAGGATTTGAAACAAGTTCAAAAAACCAAAAGCAAGAATTACAAAAAGATTCAAGTATAACAGTTATAAATGAACCAGGGACTGAAACTTATATTAGATTAGGAACTTTATTACAATTTATAAGTAATAATTTATTAATATATAATGCTGAAAATACACCTATATTTACTATAGACTATGCTCAAAAAGATAATTTTTGTACTAGGCACAATTATTCCCTATCCGGAGACCCAACAATATGCTTTATACAAAATCCAGATGTACCAGTAGGTATATATTCAAATTCAAAGGAAAGAACTGTTGGAGATTTTTTAGATAAAGAATTTCCCTTTAAAAAGGATTCATTTTTAGGATATACAATGAATATTTTTGTTAACCTAAATTTTGCTGCTGTAGCTTCCGTTCAGAATGTTGATTCAGATGGAAATGTTTCTTTATTTAATTATTTAAAACAAATAATGAATGGAATAAAATCATCATTAGGATATGTTAATGATTGGGAAGTATCTTATGATTCGTTGAGAAATAAAATTACCATAAAAGAACTAGCATACATAAAAGCTGGGGATAAAGAATCGGAAGAAATAGCTAAATTTAACATATATGGTTTTGAACCTGCTTCCGCAGGTTATAGTGAAGGTAGTTTTATTAATAGTGTTGATTTTAATGTAACTTTAGATTCTAAATTCCAAGCTAATGCTGTAACAAATGCTAATTCACAGGGTGAAGGGGGTGTTTTAGGAGAAGATACAACAGCAATGGCTACATATAATAGAGGATTAACTGATAGAACATTTAAAAGTAAATTCTCCCTAAATCTTCTAAATACAACACCCGAAGAAAAAACTCCAGCCCAATTTAATAAAGAAGAAATAGAAAAATTAAATTCTCTAGCAGGATCTTTTTATGGAACACGCCAAAGTATAGATACCAACAAAATAGGTGAATTTACTGGAGTATTAAAAACAGTAGGAAATTATTTAATTTCATATCAAATCAAGAAAGGCAATCGAAATCCTAAAACGGTAATTCCTTTTGATTTAAGTTTATCAATGATGGGGTTAGGGGGAGTAAAATTATTTGAAAAATATACAACTGATGATAAAGTATTACCCCCAAATTTTTCCGATTTAAATTTTATAGTAAAAGCAGTAAGTCATACAATTACAGATAACCAATGGACTACAAAAATCCAAAGTTTAGCGGTTGCCGCTGGTAAGGAAACTACATATAAAGATGATACTTTATATGTTAAAGCAGTATTACAAAATCAACCTAGTGTAGCCTCTGGTAATGCTTGGACTGGTAATGAACCACAATTTAGATCTAGACCTACTGTTAATTCTATTATATTACATATAGTTGATGGTAATCCAAATTCATCAGCTCAAGAGGTTGTAGATTATGTTGGAGGTTTTGCTAAAGCAAACGAATTAAAAAAGGCAAAATATGATTGGTGGAATAAAGCAGGCATCCATTATGCTGTTGATAGATCTGGAAATACAGCAACAGGTATTCCTGAATTAAAAATTGCAGTTCATGGTGATACGTGGAACACATCGGGTGTAGGTATTGAAGTGGTAGGGGTATATTCACCAATCACTGTAACGGGAAAAGAAGGTTTTTATCTTAGTTATAATACTACAGTCAAAGTAGACAACGTGATAGATTTAGGATTTACATACGATGGAACTAGAAAAACTCAAGAACTTACAGACCCTCAAATCGCATCTTTAGAAAAATTAATAAAAGAAATAATCTCTCGTTACCCAAATATTCAAAAAGGTATTACTGGAAAAAATCTATGGAAACAAGTATTTGGACTTACAAAAGGAAAACCGGCAATAAATTCCACAGTAGAATCCTCTCAGTGGACTATAGCGAATACAAATAGAAGAATTAAAGCAGGTCTAGGAAAGAAAGGGGAAACAATCCAAAAACAAACAACAGATTATAAACAATACGGAATATTTGCTCACGCAACCGGAGGAGGTTCTCATACTGATATTCAACCAACTCCTAAAGTAGTTGCTATGTTAAAACGTTTAGGATACACAGAATAAAATCATGTACTACCCAAAAAGCAAAATACAAACCAATCTTTATACTAATGGATATGAATTAGCTTATCTTTCTACATTAAATAATTATGTAGGATTTTATTACAAAACATATGACGGAAAATATTTTAGCGGAAAAAGTAATGATGATGTAACTAGTGAAGAATTATTAGATATTAAACCAGCTATTGATTCAAGTGAAGAATACCAAACTAGTCCCGAGTTTGATAACATTAATGCTACCTTACTTACTATTGGTTATAATCAAATGAATCTTCCTATTTTATCTAAATTACCAATCTTTATCTATTCTACTCCAACACAAGATAATTATAAAAATGGTAGATTTGAAAGATATTTTGTTAGAAAATCAAATGAACCTAAATTTATTGAAATAGATAAATTACAATTTGAAAGATTTTTAAGTAAAGATCCTCAATACGCTTGGCAGTTTTATATTCCTTTTTTCATGACTTGGTCGATTGGAGGGGATAAAGATAAAGTTAAAGAAACAAATTTTAGAATAGCATCTCAAATACAATCAAATAATAAAGTATATGGGTTTATTAAATACCTTGAATTAACTGGAGGATTTGATAAATTTTACAAATACACAGAAGCATCTAATTTATACACCGCTGGTGGAGAATTTAAAACCGCTAATGGACAAAACTATATAGGAGATTATCACATCCATGATAGTAAAGGACCTATGATAGGTAAAACTCATATTAAAGAACCTCATGGATATCTATTTCCGATAAACGAAGCAATTTCTCCACGAGCAATAAATCAACAAAAAAATATAAAACAAATCCAATCCACAAGTAGTTATAAACCAACCCCAATGAATATGGGTGGTGGATATGGTGGAGGTGGAGGAGGTGGCGGAGGTGGAGGAGGAGGTTATTAAACTTGGAATTATAACCTTGGCTTCGTATATTAACGGAGTAAATCAAGGTTATGTTTTGGATAATAGAAACGGAAGAATCACTTGAGTATTTAACTCATAAAACAATAACGGAAGCGTTTATTGAGATTATTCCACTACACGATAACATACATCCTGCTTTAAACGACGTGTCTTTAGTGTATATAAGACCGTTTAACGACACAAAGGGTTATATGTTATGCGTTGACCATAGCGAGACATTCTCGCTGTATAAAACGGCTATAGACGCATTACTACAAAAAATAGATAAGGTGTGGGTGCGTGATAAGAAAACAGCATTGTATTATTTTCCT